ATGCTGCTTTGAGTGGTCCAACCATAGATTTTGGTACAGTAAAGTATAAACTACCTTCTACATAAATCTTTGCAGGATAAGGATGTAGTTTATTTGTATTTGAATCTACAATTTTAACTATATCAAATCCGTCAATATTTTTATAAGTAACAGAATTTGCCTCATCATTATCAGGGTTTTTCTCAATATACTTAGGAGTACCAAAAGTATCTATCAACTTTATAACAAAGTCTCTAGGGCCTTCATACTCCCAGTTACCTATGTCTATACCTTTATACTCCATAGCTTATCCTTTACAAATTAATTCTTACATGTAGAATACTTTAAAATTCTGGTTATGGCAAATTTTTAAACTTACTATTCTATTCTTCTGGTAGTCTATAATTACGTATAGTTATATTATTTTGAAAAGACTGTTTATAACCTTTATTATATATTTTAGCCTTAAGAAAAGTATCTTGTGAAATAACTCTTGATTTATTAAAAGGACGACCTATAAGTGTATATTTTTTATTGGGATCTCTCTTTATATCTAAATTAGGTATAGGTCTATTTGTATCAATAATTATTTCTTCAATTTCTAAATCTTCTAACTCAGAATAATTACCAAAGAAAACAATACTACCATTAGCCATAGCTTTTTTATAGTAAGCTCTACCTGCTTCTTCAGGAGCATATACTATATTATCAAGTATAGTAGAATTACATCTATATACAAATATAGAATAAGCACTAGGTAAAATATTAGTAACTTTTTGCCAATTATTAATATCTATTAGTAGGTTAGATTTAAAACCTCCACTAAAAGCTTGTTCAAATATAGCATAATCATAAGAAGGTAAAGGAATAGACATATTGGCTTTAATATAGTTAATATTAGGATATACAGATTTAGATAATTTTTCATATAAATTTGATATATCTAGACTATACGCATCTACACCAATACTATGAGCATAATTAGCAATTCTACCAATACCTCCTGGTAAAAATATAACTTTTTTATTATATAATATATCTATATTATTATCAAGCAGTTCTTTACCTTTTAAAAATATAGAGTAACATCCGGGCTCCCAAGTTCCACAAGCAATATGACTTGCTGTATTTAGGGATGCTTTAATAAGCATATCAATTACCTAATTGGTTAGCAGAGTCAAAAAAGGTTCTTTGTCCTGTTGATAAGTTCTCTTCTGTTTTTTCAATAGAGGATACTATCTTTCCGCACTGAGATTTACAAAGCTTGAACGATCTATCATACCCTTTTAAGTAGTTTTGTAATTTAGTCCAGTAGTCATAACTTAAAATCTTTTCTAAAGGAACATGAAAACCATTAAATAAATTTTCAAATTTAGGTGGGTAATAAAAACGAGATTGTTGTTCATCGTAATAATGACCACCAGTCCAACAACATCTGAATACTAGACCTTCTGGAGAAATATACCATTTTCCCCAGTTATCCCATACACATTTTATAACTCGTTCAGCATTATCCATATTCTCTTTACTTTTTTTAGAATGAATAAACTTACCTGTTTTAGGGGCAAATACATCTCTTGAAGTTTTAACAGTAGAAAATGTATGAAAATTATGATCTAAAGCCATTTGTCTAGCTTCTTCTACTTGATGTTTATTATGCTCAAAAACAATATATTTCCAATGAACTTGTGCTTTACCAGCTTTAATAACGGAGCAAGCATTATTAAATACATCTTCAAATTTAGTATTTATTCTATACTTAGAATGAGTGTCAGACAAACCATCCATATCAAAATTAATAATATCACGAGTTGTTAGGATATTACCAACATCAGTCCAGTAGTCATGACCATGTATACCACCATTAGTATGTATTAGAATCCTAGTATCATGCTCTTTAACATATGTTATAATTTCACGAAACTGTTTGTTCATAACAGAATCACCAAAATTACCATTAATAACTAACCAATCTAGATTTTTTAGTAATTCAGGATAAAATAGTTGTTTAAATCTATCTAAGGTTATAGTATATTTTTTATCATTTAAATTAATACGAAGAGGCTTAACTCTGTGACAAGCAGGACATTTAGCATTACATCTAAAAGTTAATTCAGTTGTAAGTTGTCTATATTTTTTCATTAGCTTGGTGGATTCAGAGTTATAATTTGTACAGTCAAACCTGATGGTATAGCTGCATCTTTAAAAGTTACCTTACCTGTATTCTTATCATATAAATAATCCGTAGTTTTAGCTTGAGTAATCCCATTTATACTAACTACTACATTATCAATAGTAGTAGGATTAGAAGCTCCAGGAGTAGCTACATAAAAATTATTACTACCTGTACCTTCTCCTGTAGCACTAGCAGCTACATTTATAAGTTGTTTAAGCCCTAGTGCAACATTACTAGATACTAGATTAAGATTGGCATTTAATCTAGTAAAAGTTACAAAATCATTAGCTGCAGAAGCTGTAATAGCTATCTTAGCATCTAATTGAGTTTGTAGAGCACCACTAACACCATCTAAATAACCAAGCTCTGTGCTAGTAACATCGGAAACAATAATCTTTCCGCTTCCATCAGAAGCTAAAGCTCTAGATGCAGTTAAATTATCTTTATATATAGTAGATATAGCACCAGAACGATTATCGGTAATAGCGGTATTTAAATCTGTGCCATTATATTTTAATGTACCTACAACTAAGTTAGCTAGTCCTGTAGGACTAATAACAACATTACTATCAGGATCTCTAGTCTCAGCTATAGTAAAAGATTTAGTAGATTCATCATAAAAGATAGCAGCATTACCTGAGCTACCTCTATTCATGAATATACCTACATCTGCACTAGGAGTACCTGTTACGGAGTTAGCTAGTAGAATAAATCTATCTTGAACAACCGAGTTAATAGTATTAGCAACAATACTATCTCCAAGTACTGTTAAGTTACCTTGAATAACTAAATCATCATTCATTTGTACATCAGCAGTAAAGGGTCTATTACCTGCTATTATAGCTGCAATATTACTTTCTGCTGCAATAACATTTTGATGTACTACTAGTACATTTTGTTGAACAACATTAATACGTCCTTCCGCAGCAGTAAATGTTACAAGGTCATTAGATTTAGCTGCATTAAATACAGCTGTATTAGCAGATATTATATTAGCTTGTGCTGCTACCACATTAGCATGAACAACATTAATATTACTTTGTAATAAATTTACGTTAGTAGTTAAACTAGCAGCATTTGCACTAGCAGCTAAATGCTCAGCCTCAATAGACTTTATACCATATAGCCTTGTTACTAGAGAGCCATTAGCCATTTTTTCTGCAGAAACTGCATTAGCTTCTAAAACTGTAGATGTTACACGCGTAAGCGCCATATTTGCTCCTTAACTACTCATCTTCTAGTTGTTCAAAAAACTCAGCTAAAAAGTCCTTTTGCGGTAAAGTAGTATTATTAAATTTTTCTTCTATTTGAGAAGATATAGTTTTTTTAGTAGATACATTAACTACTTCATTATCATCTGATAACTCCTCAAAAAACTCAGCTAAAAAGTCCTTTTGCTCTAAAGGTTCTGAATCGCCTTCTTCAAAAAACTCTTTTATAAAATCTTCAACTTGTTCATCAATTGTTGGCGGCTTTAGTATTTCATCGTAAGTTAAGTCTACACATACTTTTATTGCAAGTTGTTTAATATATTCAATAGTATCTTGATCTAATTCTTCACTTTTATCAAGCCATTGACGTTCACTTACATAACTATCACCTCTTTGCTCATAGTAAATACCAATAATAGTGCCTTCGACTAGCTCTTCTATTTTTGGTTCTTTTTCTATTAATTTAGCAAAAGGAAAAGCTCTGCTAACCATATCATTACTTTTATCTTCTTCTATAAGTCTGTATTCAAAAAATACAAATTTTTGAAACATCTCATCTATATGAACTTTAATATATTCCATTATTCCCTCTTATGTTTTTATCATATAACGTGCGACAGCATGTGGAACCACAGCTGTATGTGTGTGACCACCAGCAGTAACGCCAGATATCACAGCGGCAGTACTACTATCTTTAGCGCTAGTAGCAACAGAAGTTGTAGCTAAACTTAATGCTGCTGATCCAGAAGCTGTAGTAATAGTACCTCCAGATGCAAAAGCACCTGCTCCTGGTCCCAAAGAAAATGTAGAAGACTCTCCTATTAGGACTTTACTTTCAAAATTAGGAACATTAAAGGTTGAAGAACCATTTCCTGCCCCATAAGTAGTACCTGTTGTAGCAAATAAAGCAGCATAAGTTGTTCTACTAACTGCCTGCCCATTACATTCTAACCAACCAGTAGGTACTGTACCTGCCATAGCTACAATAACTCCTGCAGGCATTAAAGGCACAGGCGCAGTACCTGTACCCGTTATAGCAGAAGATAGTATAACATTTGCAGCAATAGGTGCGTAAGTACCATTTTGCTGCACAATATTTAAACCATTTTTAGTAGACGCAACGCCTGGGGTATGTGCTAAAGACACATTAGCTGTAGAACTACCAAAATTAAATAGTATAGCAGTATTGTCACTAGAGGTTATACTTGATATTTTAAGAGCGGCATGTCCTACACCTATTGCTTCTGGGAACCATTTTTTACCTCCACCTGCA